AATGCCATACCAGCAGTGGTCCTTAAAGCCAAGTCCATTATCTGCCCTTCGTCTAATTTACTAAAGTCAGGTCTTCCGTTTGGTTTCATTTGACTAGCATCAACACGCTTACCAAATCCTGGCATATTACCTATGCCTCTAAAGACACCACCAGCTACAGCACCAAATCCTGCGGCGTTAAACATCTCGTCAACACCGTGTGTCCAGCTAGAAATGGCACTAGCAGTACCGAGATGAAAAGCACCTTGTGCTAAGTCAGGAGCGATACCACTAGTTGCCCAGTCGGGTAAGTCTTTTAAAGCAGGAGCAATAGCTTTTTTTACTTTCCCTTCTAAAAAAGATGCACCCTGCATAGGGATAGATTTATTTCTTACTCCCTGTGCAAACTGCGAATAATATTTTAATGGACCAAGTTTTCTTAACAGTCTACCACCGGGTAAGTATCCTACAAAACCACTAAGATGTCCTAGATTACGAGCTATACCTTCCCAAGTATCTTCTGGTTCTCTACCAACACCAAGCTTTTCTGGTGGCAAGGTTGTAAAACCTTCCATAAAACCAGCACCAGCTTGTTTTAACATCCTTGTTACAAATGCGTCTTGATGTGTTTTGTTTCTTGTAAAAGGTATTTTATAATAATAAGCGTGGTCTTCTAGAGACTGTATATCATCATCTCTATCGTTAAATAAATTTGGGAATCTTGCGTATTGGTCAATGACTCCACGAATTTGTTCCTCATCAAACTTAGGTGAGAATGTTTTTGGGTCAGCCATTAAAAGCCTATTCGTTTATGTCGTCAGATAGTATATTGTATATAACTCTTAAATCGTTTGCTAATAGAGCACCGGAGGCTATTGCACCTATGCCTGTTCCACCTAGTATAGCTTTCATTCCAAAGCTACCTAATAGCTTAACACCACCTACACTAGCAATCTTTTTCATAACGTAGCCAATACCTTTTTTGTCTATGACTTTTTTAACAGCACCAATACCATCTACTATACCCGGAAAGTTTGTAACAGCTCCTGCTGTACCTAATGCGGCTGAAACAGTTGATGCGTCCTCTGGGTCTTCACCTAACATTCTAGCACCTGCATAACCTAGACCTGCTAATCCTAAACCTGTGCCCATACCTCGTAGTAAACTTGTAGTTCTTAAAGGACCTATGCTAGATAAATTAGTATTAGATAAAGAGTTTCTTAAACTTTCAAACTTTTTACCACCATCTTTTAATGCCTTACCGATAGCTTCACCTGTTAGCTTTTCTCCTCTGTCAGAAATACCTCTTATAACACCTCTTAGTTTAGCGGCATCTGCTCTGTTCATACTTCCGTTTTTAACAAGCTTTGCTAATTGTGAGTTAATATCTTTTATCTTTGTAAATGGTATAGCGTCACCAAACATATCCATTTGCTGACCTACTTTAGCAGTTGACTTACCAGCTACAACCCTAGCTTGTTTTGCTATTTCATCAAGGTTGCCTGTTAATGCTCTATTGCCCCTTAAAAGTTGACCAATAGGTAGACCAAATCTTTTTGCTAACACACCACCAGCTATGGTTGCGGCTGTACCCAATGCTAATTCAGGCACTACACTATCATCATCTTCACCCATACCAAATGTAAGATTTTTTCTTAGCCTATCAAAAGGTGGTACTTTACTAGCGTCCCAGTTTTCTTGTAGTATCTGCAAAACTTCTGCCGGTGCTTCATTAAGTATCTGCTGTTGTTCTACATCAGACATACCATTCATCCAGTCAGATATAGCTTTCTTATATGCTTTGTCACTCTTATACTTTGCAGGGTTCTTGTAAAATGATTTGTATAAAGCTTCGTTTTCTGCCTTCTTACCAGCATCATACCACTGTTGAAAAGCGGCATAGTTACCACCAACTGCTTTTCTCCACTTCTCAAGCTCTACTTCCCTACTACCCGGACCAAACTTTCTGTTTTGAAACGCAGTAGTAAAGTCTCCTTTCATCTTACTACTAGGATAATTAGAGAATATGTAGTTCTCTGCTTTCTTATTTATAGCATAATCTTTTTCAGCTCTTTGACCTTCACGAACTTTAAGTTCATTCATTGTACGCAATAACTTAGATTGCTTAGCTCTTCTTAATTTATCTGCTAAACTTTCTTGTTGAGGCAGACCTCTCATAGGGTCATAGTTAACCTCTGGTAAGTTCATAGGTTTAATTTCTGCCATATACATTCCTAAATGCTTGTTGTATAAATCCATCCATTGATATGTGACCACCTAATTGATAGCCCTTCATACCAGTTCCACTCATCCTATAAGGATTTCTTCCTAATGCTCTTGCATTTTCTTCTTGTTCATCAAATGTTTGTTCTAAAGGCATTTCATTGCTCATACCAATATTACCACCTAATCCCAATGGGTCTGTTATATCTTCTAATGGAGTATCGCTCATCTCTTGTGTTTCTGGTCTAGCGATATAAGGATTCTCTTCACGGAACTCTTCCATCTCTTCACTCTGTGGTAATGCAACACCCGGAGCTTCTTGACGTAACTCATCCATTTCTTCTGAGTCTACATCAACTTCACTGCTACTAGAACCTACTACTTCCATATCTTTCTTAGGTCTAAACTGTTCAAAGTCACCACCTTCACCAAAACCTTGTAATGCGGCAAGTTCTTTAAATATTTGTCCACCAAATTTAAGTGCATTCTTTTCTCTATCACCTTCAGCCATATAGTCTGCACCTTTTTGTAATGCTTCTTTACCTTTTTTTAGCCCCATACTAATTAAACCTGCACCTGTTTTACCAGCTTGAGTAACATCATCTTTTAGTGCTTTACCAAATGCTCCTACACCCATTGCATAGTCTCTTTTACCTAATCCGTATTTATCTCTCATTAGTTTAGCTTGTTCTATGCTTATAGGGTTACCTTCGCTATCAGTAGCTCCTTCCATAATATTCATAGTTCTACTTGCTTGTAAGGCATCACCACCATATCTATTTTTTGCTTTGTTTAAAAAGTCTAAAGCTTTACCACCCATAGCTCTACCTTTAGCAAAAACTTCTTCTCCTTCTTCTGCACCTCTATTTAATAAAGCTTTTGCTCGTTCTATAAAACCACCACTCTGTATATATTGTTCATACATATCTCTATTAGCCCCAACCTGTAGGCTCATACCTACATCTTTCATTTTCTTTTTAACTTTATCAGAAAACCTTGGTTTAATTTTATTGTTTATTTTATCAAGCTTCTCTTTACCAATAGCATTAACAGCGTTTCTGTTTAATACATACTCTCCGGGTTCTAGCATTGCAGGTACTTGGTCTCCGGGTAGAGGACTATCTTCTGCTCTTCTAATGTCATTTGGAACAAGTTTATCATAGTCTTCTTTTATGTTCTTAGCCATCTTAGAGCCTAGTATTGTCTTTTTAACACCAAGCAATCTATCCATATCCGACATAGCAAACTCATTACCCATAGGCATAGCCACTTTTTGTATAGTATTTAAACCTATAGAAGGACTAGCTCTTTTAATATCTGCAATAGGTCTAGCTTCAAACATTTTTGCATACTCAGGGTCACCTACCATACGTGCTCCGTGTATCAATCTGTCTATCTGCTTTACGCTTCTATCTTGATTTAACATACCAGAAGGAACACCAACACTAACAGAAACCTTTTCAACAGGTGACATTGAATCTATTCTTCTAAGATTTAATGGCTTACTAGCTAAATCTCTTTGATACATTAGTTTGCCCATCTTTACAGCTTGGGCATCTTCTTTAGCTCGTCTTTTTCTATATTGTGCGTCAGACTCAGCCAATTTTAATACCTCCCATACGAGTTCCTATAGCCATAGGTCCATTAGGTCCCATTACTTGAGATAGCATACCACCTTCTTGTCCATAGATGTAACCACCTTTTTTCATATAACCCATCTTATTACGAACTTCTTCAGGTAATTTTGATAACCCTTTGTTACCTTCAGGTATTGGCTTTAGTGCAGAACCACCTTCTTGGTATCCATATTTCTTTTTAGCCATACCACCCATCATCATTTTCTGCATATCTTTTTTGTGCATATAACCCATTTTCTTATACTTTAGATGCTCATCATAAGTATTAGCCATATAACCTTTACCTTCTTTATCAAACATTAAGTGTGGTTCAAAGTCAGCTTCTCCACCTTCTTGATAACCTTTTATCTTACCACCCATCATCATATATTCTATATCATCATCGTCTACCATACCACCTTCCTGACTAAATAAAGACAAACCTTTCTTTAGTAAACCTCCTCCGGGAATAAAGTCTGCGGCTAAATCTAAACCTGTACCAAGTAAACTAGCTTTAGCACCAGCAGATTGACTTGCTAGTTGTTGGTTGGCTTGTTGTGCGGCTTGTATTCTATCTAACTTATTCATACCCATATCAGCTAAGTTATTTATAGCACCACTCTCTATCTCAATTCCTTTAGCCATATTAGCTCTAAAAGCGTCTTCAGCTTGTTTCCTACCCATATCCATAGCTGTGTTTGCATTAGCCGCAAATTGAGCACTTCTTACGGCGGCAGGGACATTTGTAAGACCTCGACCCACAGCTCTATTCATATTATAAATATCATCTTGAGTGTTGGCTCTTATATCGTTCATTACACCAAGGTTAAATGCAGAGTCCCTGTTCTGCATATCAACACCTTTTAATCGTAAATTTTTATATCCTGCCATAGCAGGTTCTAGTGCCTGATTTATGTCTGACTCTAAATTGCCAATATTAATCTTTTGATTGTCGCCAAATAAACTGCTAATAAATCCCATATTACTATCCTATTTCTCTATTAAATATAATTATACTTGTTTTATTTCTCAACCATTCTTATTTTTAATTACGAACGTATTGTCTGCACTTCTTATCCAACCATCACTAGTCTTTATTTCTAAGTACCAATCGTTCTTATCTTTTACAGTTCGGAAAGTTCCTTCCTCACTTAATGAATTGCTTTCTTCGACCCTACCCGTTTCTGAATCTACTTTATCTGCAATTTTGTCTATTGTTGTTTGTAAGTCTGATTGAACTTGTACGTTCTCATCAGAAAAATAATTTGTCCTACTACCAGTGCTTCTGGTTGTTCTTCTGTTTTGTCTTTTTCTCATTTAGGTTTCTTTGGTTTGTATATTAAACCTAATGCAAAGGCTCTAACATTACTAGTTGCTCCGTTTGTCCCTGTTGCTTTTAGTCTTATCCACCTTGCTTTAGATTGACTAGATGCTATTCTAACAGCATTACCAAGCCAAGATGTACCATAGTTATTACTAACATCTGTTCCAGTAACATAATCACTATCATTATCTGTTTGATAACTAAGGTCTGTTAGATTTCTACTTGTTGCATCTATCTTAGCTACTCTCATTTTTTTGTAATTAGTGTCGCTACCTAATGTTAATTTTTTACTTCTCCATTGCCAGTTTCTTCTTTCAGTACCAGCACCCATCTTTATTAATCTTCCTTCTTCACATAGCAATACAGGATACCCGTCATCACCACTTACTGCGTCAAATACTTTATAATCAGTTTCCCAAAGGTCCCATCTTTTTTGTGGTATATAATAAGCCCAGCATCGTTTATCTGCACCCTTTACAAAAAACACTAATGCTGTTTGTCTATGAGAGTCATAAGCTACAACAGCTTCATTCTTCTCAGCGTTTGTTAAACCTTCCCATCCATAAGATTCGTGATTAATTATAGTTGTACCTATCTTATCTATTTTAGGAGTAGATGAGTATATATTATTATAGTCAACCCAATACAAACCACTAGGAGAAACCTTTAAAGACTTAGGTCCTATGCAACCAATTCCATTTATCTTATCTTCTATAACAAGTGTTTCTGGATTTACAATACACATTTGGTTCTTTCCAAACACATAAAGTTTTCCTAAAAATCCTTCCATAGCTGTAGGTATAAAATCTAATTGTATAAAATTTGTTGACCAGTTAAAGATAGAATACTTATTAGGCTCACTTCTAAAAATTATATTTTCTGCATCAGGATATTCTTGATGTGTGCAATTACCTACAAACATATATCCGTTTATACTTGCATTTACTGCGTAATCCATACCCAATGAACCAAGTGTTTCTGGTATGCCATTTATAGCTTCATAGGATGCACCTTTGCTACCATCATCTTGAACAGTAAATTTGTAAGTTGTGCCATCTAAATAAAACTGGTCTATAGGAATTTCTTTAACAAACCTATACAAACCATCTGGTTCTAATGCACCATCTCTACCATCATCAGCTCTGTATAAAATTACTGCTGTAATTCTTCTTGATATCTTTTTTAAGTCTCCATAAACAGCAGACTCATCTATTTCTATAGGTATCTGCAAACCTTCTGTAAACGTACTGCCACTATTATCAAATGCTTCTACCTCATTAATAAGTGCTGACTCTTGAAATCCATCATACAAAAATGAACACTTATAAAATACTTTCTTCATAGAATCACCACCAAGCCACTCTTTAGCACCATTAGCAGTAACAGTACCCAAGTTAAACCAAGGTGCAGATGATGATATTAAGTTACTACCTAAGTTAGCTGTTAAACCCGATAAGTATATTTCGTCTAACTCGTCATCTCTTTTAGTGACTAATACTTTTACAGTAGTAGCTGGTAATGTAGCACTTAATGCTACTTGATGTTCCCTGTCACCTAAAACATATCTATCTGTAAGATAGCTTTCTGATGTAGTAGTAGGTAAATCTACTGTTTGTATTGACGTAGGGGAACTACTACTATAAGCACTACTATAGGCACTAAATGTTGTATAGGTACTATTATTATTGCAAGGAAAAGGTTCAAGGTGTCCGTTAAACTGTAAAGTATTAATAGGTATTGTAGTAATCTTTGTTGTACTCCCCGGTTTACTTAAATAATACATACCAACTCTTTGACCATTTGTACTATCTCCATATACAAAACACTTATTATAACCGTTTTTTGTACCAACTCTTTGAAAAAGTGGTTGAGGTGAACAAGCAGGTAAATTATTAACACTTAAAGCTTCATTGTTATAAGTCTTAGTTAAATCACCTCCTATTTTAAAATGACCTAACATTTGTACTGCATTTCTACCAACAGCATTTATAGGTAATACATAGGTAATCCAACTCAACACCCACTCTTTTGAACCATCCCACCACAGTGGATACATAGTAGATTCAGAATATCCACCATATGGTCCTTGTTCAGTATCTTCAGAATAATAAGGGTCTTGTATTTTTACAGTAACGCCTATCTGTGGATTTGCACCGGTGCTGTCATAACCTAAAAACATTAAACATATTCTTTGTATTACTTGAACATTTGCCTTGTAAGGTATGTCTTGAAAACTACCATCATCAGATTCTCTTCTTATCCACATATGAGCACTAACAGAACCTGCGTTAGTGTAACTAACTTTAGGACTCATTTGCAACTGGTCAGAAGATTCTATTTGACCACCACCATCTCCAGTAAAGGAATTTAAATCTTCAACTTTAAATAAAAAACCATCGTTTAATTCAGCTTGACTATTTATATCACCAGCTCCTAACACCAAATCAAATACATTAGAATTACTAGTTATATCATTTATTCTTGGTACAATTAAAAAGTCACTATATTTAGTTAGTTCTGTATTACCTAAAGGTTTTTCTATGTTGTATGTATTTGTTACAGTTATAGCAGAACCGTCATCACTTATTTGTAGTATTTGTAACATAGCTATGTTCTCTCCAATACCTGCCATAAGAACACCTACGCCATTAACAACGCCACTACTATGTTTATTATAAGCAAGTCTTACAGAAGTAGGAGTAGAAGGTAACATCTTAGTAGTTACTTTATTAAGACCTCTGTTATAAACATATAGCTTAGCTTCTTCTTCTAATACATCAAAACCTACTACCAAATTAGGAGCTTCATCACCAGTTCCACCATCTAGTGTTACAAAGTCGGTCATTACTTTATGACTTGTAGATGTTACAGCTACATTTTGATAACTTTTTTCTTGTATTGTTTCAAATTCTTCAGCATTGCTTATACCAAAGTCATTGTTCTTTACAAAACCAACAACTTGAGAAGAACTACTTTTGCCAGTTCCAACATAAGCTAACTTATTATTAACTACAAAATCGTAATTAGTTGATGTGGAAGGGGGTATAGAACTGGCTTGAGTAATTATTGGTAAATTTGTATTATAATCTTGTAAGTATGCAACTTCTCCACTAGAAGAGTTTAATGCAATAAGATGCTGTTTATCTTCTTTATCTATAGGAATAAGTCTATCAAAGAAGTTTGTTGTTTCTCCAGTAACTGCCGGAGATATTTTATAGTCTGGAGATACTTCAAATATCCACCTATCACCAGTAGCATAGCTACCTAAACTAGGTCTTGTAAAAGTAACCGACATACCTAAAGTTAGTAACTTAGCAGTTTGTGCAGAGTGGTCAGTTACTGTGTTTTCAGAAGACCAAGCAGATGTTCCTTCTTTTATTTTCCATTTAAACTCTGTACCACTTTGATTATTAATCTTAATCCAAAACTGAGTTACTTGTGAACCTGTAAATGTACCAGTAAGAACTGCATATTGTTTATTAAAAGGTGTACTAGTAGTAATAGCCATTAACCAGCCTCATTAGGTGGATTGTATTGATAATTACTACTCTGCTGTACATTAGCATTGCCTTGATTAAATTCAATAAGTGTTACATTGTTATCAAAACCTGTAGTCTTTAACGACTTATCCTTAGGTATGCCACCTAAAGCCCCGTTTATTAAAGGGTCTATGTTTAAAGAATCAGATGCCGCATCTGTAGGTATATCTCTTTCATCTTGTGGATTAGCAACAATACCAACATTAAAGTTATTTATTTCAAAATTAGACTTCGGCATTTAACTCTTTCCCCCATAAGGAAGTTCTCCCGTCAATAATATTGACCACGTGCACCGTAAAATTTCCATCAGCAAAGTAATCAACAACAGCAAAAGCGTGTGCCCAATTTGTTTTACGATTACCAAGCCATCCATTAGCTTCATCTGACATATCCTTTAGACATCCTAGACTCCAAGCACTTTTTGGTCCATCTATGTGTGTCACGCTGTGCATTTGCAAATCGTGATGATGTCCATAGATGACGTTGCATCCTAGTTTTAATAAGTGGTTCCTTGCGTGTGCTACACCTCCATAATGATTTCCGTGATAGAACCACAAGCTACCTAGCTTTAGGTACTTTCCGTTTGGTAGGTATTCAAAACCACGTTGTTGAAGTAAGAGTGCGTCTGGGACCGTAAGACCTTGTAAATAGGGGTTTTCTTCAGCAAAGGAGTTAAGCCATTGTTCGTGGTTTCCTTCGCAGAAATACTTCTCTTTACATTTAACCTTATCAAGGGCTTCGTCAATAATATCCATACCCTCATTAACAGCTCCGATGTCTTCATATACTCTCGGCAACTGATACTCCAACGGAGGACGCTTACGTCTCTTCCATTGCCAGTGTGATACCGAACTAAATTCTCCAGAATCTCCGAGGTCAACGTAAAAGTCTGGTTTAATAATACGAATCGCTTGACAGACCACGTTGATAGCCTTTTTGTCGTGTAACGGAAAATGTTTATCGGGTGTAACGATTCCACGTTTAACTACGCCCTTATCTAATTTGGTGGTTGTTGACATATGTTCTCCATCCCCTCAAGGTCTATAAATAACT